TTGCCCCCAATAGAGGTTGTCGATGAGATAAATAGGATACGCGCTTGCTACCTTCGGGGTGAAACCGCTCGTCCGGTTTTCAAGGCAGCCTTTAAGGATGAACCCATAAAGCAATCTAAGTTGGATGAACACCGACAGAGGATCATTTACGGCAGCCCTGTGGCTTTCACCATTCTAATGAGACAGATTTATGCACCAATTTTTAAACTGTTTCATGAAAACAAGGCTGTATTCGGCAGCTGCCCTGGGACCAACTCATCGTCCCCCGAGTGGCAGGATATGCGTGAATTCCTAGAGAAATGGTCTGATCTCATGAACGATGGCGATTTCCAGGGCTTTGACGTCTCACTTAAGGGTGATTTGATCAAAGAAGCCAAGAGCTTTAATATCGCTCTGATGGAGCTCACAGGCAACTACACACCAGATGACATTAAGGTGGCGTGGGGTATCGCTTACGATGTCAGTTATGCGGTCACTGACTTTTTCGGTGATTTGCTCCAAATTGCGATCAATCCTTCTGGGCAAGTTGGCACCAGTGACGACAATGGCATATCCCAGCGCATGGCTTTTGGCCTAGCTTTTAAAGCTGTCACTGGGCTTGGCTATGATCAGTTTTTTCTCCGAGTGGGCATGTTCACGTATGGTGACGATGGTATTTGGTCCTGTGATGGGGACATACCAGAGTTCACTATCCAAAGAATTGGGGATTATCTTAAGAGTTATGGCATGATTTATACCAACGCCAAGAAAACTCTTGAGGAAGTCCCTCCCCGCCGTTTTGATGATCCTGTTGATCCTCCCAGCTTTCTCAAAAGGGTGTGGGTTTATAACTCCGAGCTTGGTCGAGACGCGGCTGCGATCGATACCCAGACACTGGATAATATGTTTCATACATATATGGCATCCAAGTCTGTTGATTTCGAAACGCAGTTTCGCTCGGCTTCTGAGAGCATGCTTTTCATGGCTGCTGAGCACGGACCTACCGTGTTCGAACTATATAGGGACAGACTCACCAAGTATGTTCCATTACTTGCTCCTACGCTTCCCACCTATGCTGGTGTTATTTCCGGCATGTTGGAAAGTGGGAAGGAGTATATGAATTCCCATAGGAGGAAGAATTTCCTATACACAACGGCGGCGATCACTCGCGCTCGGCTCAAGGCTGGGTACGGTGCTTAATCGCCACACTCTGGACTTATATGTCCATGCCTTATGGCATTTTAAAGGGTTTAGAATCGAGATTATGTTCGATTCGGCCCGGCGTAGCTTGACGAAAGCTTGACCGGGTTACCCGGTCGAATCATAGTAATTTGTTTCAATACTTTTCTATAGAATCTGTATCCC